GCTTTCCTAGACCAGATGATTCGCTGGAGAGCTTCTTGAAATCTTTGGTTGCTTCCTTTGTTCCCTTGTCGGAGTATTCGGAAACAATACGAGCGACAACTGCGCCTTTGTTAGCCATTTTTCTCCCTACCGAGACTCAAGGTTTTTTTGCAAAGTTGCTTTTGCTTCTTCAAGAGCAGAAACGAACTTTGCCTCAATTTTTGCACGATTTTTGTCAACAACGCGAAAGACAACGCGACTTGCCTCGCCATATTTCTCGCGAAGGATTTTCTTGAATGCAGTTCCCTGCGGATTCTTGCCTTCGCCTTTGACTCGACCAGCGATTTCAAAGATAGCGCCAGCCCTAGACTTGTTGATCAAGGCTCCTGCGCTAGTTGTGTAATCTTTGCGAACTTTTCCCTGCGCTCGCGAGGAAACAATTCCAGAGACAACTTGACCCGTATTCCAAATTGGAAAAGGGCGATGTTCGGGATGTTTTTCACCTCGAACGCCCATTTTGTATGAGGTCTGCCATCCGCTCAAAGGTGATCCTTCGGCTCCAGCAGCTGCAACAATTATTCTTGCTTCATTCTTGGCGCTTCGAAGTTCATCATTGATTGTCTTATTGAATTTCTTGACAGCATCCTCATCGAACTTCTTCAAATCGGCAATAGTCTGTTCGATTCCAACAAGAACGATTTTGTTTCCTGTCATCATCTCTCCCTTTGCTTATTCCTCAGTTCAAGATAGGCAACAATTGCTTCAAGGACTCCATCTGGAGCATCAAGCAATTCATTGGGCGAGATTCCAAGCTCCACCGACAACACTGCAACTGTATAAGTTAGAGAGTCGCGGTGGATTCTAAGGAAGGGTCTGTGACCAGTTCAACCGAATTGATGGTGTCTAGGAAGTCTCCACCAAAGGGCTTGACAACCACACCATTGCTCTGGAGTGCCTTCCAGCCAAGGTAGTAAAGATGTTCCAACTTCTGTTCCTCACCAAGTAACTTGGCAAGCCCCTTGCCGAACTTCTGCTCGAAGTCCACGATGATTCGAGGGCGTAAGGAATATATGTGTTCCACGCCATCGCTCATTACTATTTTGACTGAAAGACCATCCATGAGATTTCCCCTTATATTTGTTGGATTATGAAGTTACTTTTGCAATTGTGCCAGAGACAGGCCAAGTGACCGAAGCTGTTGCAAGCTGACCAACGCCACCCTTGAGTGGAGTCCAGTCTGCAACAAGTGCGGAAACTGTGTATTGCGGATTTGTTGTGGTTGTTGTCCCAGCAACAGGCTTGATTACGATTGATGTTGATGTTCCGAGCAATGGATAGATTGTCGCTTCAACTGATGAGGCAGCAAAATCCTGCATGAAATCCAAAGTGATTTGATTGTCCGCAAGTCCAGCCACACGAGTCTTTGCTGTGGATCCGAATGTTGTGGTTTCAATGATGTCGTACTTTGTTTCGAGCGTGATGTTGTTGATGTGGTCAGAGAGGTCAACGCCGCCAATGGTGATGGAAGGATTTGTAAGAACAATTTTTGCCATTTTTTATGAACTCGCCTTCGTAATTGCGCCTGTGATTGGCCATGTTACAGAAGCTGTTGCCAATTGTCCAACGCCACCCTTGAGTGGAGTCCAATCTGCGACAAGTGCTGTAAATGTATAAGTTGGGTTTGTTGCTGATGTTGCTGCTGATGTTGGCTGGACAACGATTGTGGTTGTTGATCCGAGCAATGGATAGATTGTCGCTTCAACATTTGTTGCTGCGAAATCTTGATGGAAATCGAGTGTGACTTGGTTATCGGCAAGACCAGCAACGCGTGTCTTCGCTGCTCCAGTTGCGCCGAAACCAGTTGTCTCGATGATGTCATCCTTAGTTTCAAGGGTGATGCTCGCGATATGGTCGCTCAAGATGACTGAGTTGATTGTCACCTTTGCATCGTTTAGAACGATTTTGCTCATTCTGTGGCTCCTTCAGGGGTTGCAGGGGTTGTGGTTGCTGGTTTTGTCGCATCTGATGAGATGTGACCGCCTTCAATGAGGGCTTCAATATTTGCACCCATTGCAAGCAATTCTTTATCTGTGATGGAATCGCCCATAGTCTTTGGACTATCTAGGCGATCTGATGTGATGATGTAAGCCATGAGCTTCTCCTTATGATTGGGCTGTATAAGCGATGTTGAAGTTGAGAACTACTGCCGAGCCTGATGTTGTCTGTCGATAGGTTACAGAGTTTGATTCTAGCCAAGAGTAGAAGCAAGTTCCCGAAAAAGTTGGATCTGTTCGAATTACTGTATCAACTGCCGAAAGCAGGTTGAATGCGGCAACACGAGAACTCTTGAAACTGGTCGTTCCCGACCAAGCCCAGAGAGAGCAATTGATTGCTCCTGACTCTTCGTGGACATCTGTGAAGTCAAGAGGCGTGTTTCGGATATTTCCAACTTGCATTTCAGTATCGCCAAGAGAGCCATCGTGACCGATAGCAATTGCGTTGCCAGGATAAGACTCATCAACTTCAGCGCCGTCAAATACTCGAACTCCTGTGAGGCTAGAAGCTGCGCCAAGAGCTGTGATGATTTTGTCAATCATCGTTGGATATTTGATTGCCACTGTCATCGTTATGCCATTCCAGGGAATGAGGTTGGATCAAGAAGTTCCATCGCTCGGCGAGGAAGTGAATATGTAGGGGTTGAGTAAAGCTCATCGCCACCCAATACGCGACCCATCACATTCATTGCGCCGCGCTGTGTCTCCCAGAGATGCTTGACGATAACGAGAACGCCTTGCTTGGCAGCCATTGGAGGATTGACATATCCAGCCACATAGGTGATTTTGATGTTATTGAAGCCGCCAGTCCAGTAGCCGTAAGAGTTGGTTGCATAGAGGGTTCCTGACCCGATGCGATAAAGGCGTTGTCCTGTATAGTCCAAATTGTAGGCAGTAGATGAAACCAAAGCATCGTTCTCATATACAGAAGTGATTGAGATGACCTTTGGATTGCGGATACGGATGAACTCAGTTCCTCCGTCATACAGCTCATTAGTGAAAGTTCTGCGACCTAGAATCTGTCCAAGATACTGTTCAGCCAAATCTGTTGCTGCATCAATGAAGCGGCGAAGTTCCTCATCTAAGGTTGTGTCTGTGGCTGAGATATTCAAGTGAGACTTGACTTCATCGAGTCCAAGAAGACCAAGATCAGCATAATCGCGAACAGTAAATTCATCGGTATAAGCAGAAGCGTTGGTTCCAGTAGCAAGCCAACGAACTGCGTGTCTTCCTGTCTGAGAAGGCGAGAAGTCGCAGTTGTAAAGACCAGTGGAAGGGTTTGTGACTGAGCCTGTCGAAGTTGTTCCGTCAGGAAGAGTGATTGTGCAGGTTACTGCCGATGCGTTTGCATTTGCACCTGTTGAATCGGTAATGGTTATTCCAAGAGGAACAACATCTCCCAAGTCATAAGTCATCGGGTTCTCCTTGTGATAGTAGAAGTTGTGCGCTCGCGATTGCTAATTTGCGAACCTGTTCGAATTCTTGCCAAGATTGTTGATCCGATTCTCAAGGTCTTGTTGGGGTTCATTGTAGCCCCGACTCTGACTCTTTCAACGATGGTTGCGCCTACTCGATAGCGACTGTTGATAGTTGCGCCGCCGATGTAGCCGTATCCAGAAGCTGCGAGAGTTAGGGAGCCTGAGCCAGTTGTTGCAAAGAACAAAGTTTCAGTGGCAAGACCATCGATGGAGATTGAGCCAGTGCCTGTTGTCGCATAGGAAATCTTTTGAATAGTTCCTGAACCGACAACCTCGATTGAACCTGCACCAGTTGTCGCATAAGAAACTGTTGCTGACCCTGAAAGGTTGATTGAGCCTGAACCATTGGAAGGGAAGGTGAGTGAGACTGTGGCTGAAGCTGCAAGCGAGATTGAGGCAGAGCCTGATGTGGCAAATGTAAGAGCTGATGATCCAGTTCCAACAAGTGAAATTGAACCTGAGCCAGTTGTGATCCAAGTTCCGTTGTATTGAATGTTTGGATAATTGTAGGCAATGCTCTCGTTATAGATTGCCATCGCTTATCACTCCGATGCTGTTGTTTGTTGATCCAAATCAGTCTGCGCCGTCAATTCATATTCGCCCTGTCCGCAGACATTGCACTTTGTCACAACCTGAGCATCCTCGGGATTGCGGACTTCAACATAGAAGTGACCGCAGCAAGGTGAGTTGTATTCGTATTTGATAGCCATTAGAACTCCTTAGAAGTAAAGATAAACAACGCCATTGCCGCCTGAGCCAGCAGTTCCTAGTGTGGAAGCACCGCCTCCACCGCCTCCACCTGAGCCGCCTTGTCCTCCGTTATTGAGAACGCCAGTAGCAGTACCAGCAGGAGAACCAGCAGGAAAACCATTTGAGGTGTAACCTGCTCCGCCACCGCCCCCGCCAAAAGTAATTCCTGTTCCTGTTGAACCTGTTCCACCTGCATAGAAATCGCCAGTACCGCCGTTACCGCCTGTACCAGTTCCCGCTGTACCTACTGCGCCGCCACCACCAGTAATAAGTCCACGACCACCATTGCCACCAGTTTGAGTACCTGTAACTGTTGCGCTACCACCGCCAGCAGAAGAAGAAACTCCAGCATAACTACTGTTTCCTCCACTACCTGCTGCGTAACTTGTAACGCTGGCAGAAGGTGCTCCTGTATAAGATACTGATGAGGCTGTTCCTGAAATAGTAGTTGCACCAGCGGCAGCGCCTCCACCAGTTCCGTTTTGTCCACCTGCACCGCCACCAGCCATCACCATTCCATAGATTGATGAACCACCAGTAGCGCCAGCACCAGCAGTTGATGAACCAGTACCGCCAGTTCCAACCTTTACTGAGTTTGCAACATAAGTCCAGCCAGCAGAATATCCACCTGCTCCACCGCCTCCGCCACCGCCAGTTGTCTGTGTGCTTCCTGCACCGCCACCGCCGATGACGATTGCATAGACTCTTTGAATACCAGCAGGAATGTCTGTGACAGCACTATCGGTTGTGTATGTGCGTTGCAATTTGAGTCCGTAAGGAGAATCAGTAAATGATGAATTGCTATAGATCGTTGCGCTCATAGTTGCTCCCTAGTAGAAAAGGTAAAGAATTCCTGCGCCGCCTGCGCCGCCTGTGCCGCCTGTACCAGCACCAGAACCACCACCGCCGCCAAGTCCACCAGCGCCACCATTGAGACCCGAAGCAGCAGTTCCATTTCCTGCAATGCCAGCACCGCCACCACCTGCGCCATTTGTATTTGTGCCAGTTGAACCAGCACCGCCAGTTGTTGGTGCGCCAGTCAAAATGTTTATTCCATTTCCTCCTGAACCACCTGTGCGTGTTCCAGTTGTAACGGATGCTCCACCGCCACCTCCACCAACTAAACCCGAACCTCCGTTACCACCAATATTGGTTTGCGAACCGCTAGCAGTACAGTTGCTTCCTGCTCCTCCTGAAATACCATTGCCACCATTGCCACCATTGACACCAGCAGTTGATGAAGAAAGTCCTCCGCCACCGCCAGCACCAACGCCACTACTTGCAGCACCACCAGGGATTCCCCAATAATTAGTTCCACCAGCAGCGTTATTGCCACCACCACCACCACCCAATAGCCCAGCAGTTGTGCTTACGCCACCACCACCAGCAATAATGTTTCCGTAGCGTGTATAGCCACCCGTAGTTGCTCCAGTACCACCAGCACCCACAACACAAGATGAATTTGCTAAAGTCCAACCCCACGCAACACCGCCACCACCTCCGCCACCTGCAGTTTGCCCACCGCCACCACCAACTGCGATGGCATAGACGAATGTGATTCCAGCAGGGATTGTGACTGATGTATCGCCAGCGTTCTTTGTCTGTTGTAAGCGCAATCCGTAAGGCAAGATGAAATGTGTGTTAGGAAATGGGGTTACTGAAGCACCCTGCATTGAGGTTCTTACTTCACCAATTTGTCCGCGTCTTGTTGGGTTAGACATTAGCTGATCCTGTTTACATAACCTGAAATCGTGATGACTGATGCAGTTGCGGCAAAGGCGTAAACTGTGTTTGCAGCAGAGCCTGTTCCTGTCAATGGCAAGCCAGCCACGATGAGAACATCACCTGACTGTGGGGAAAGGGTGATTGGCTTTGCGTGTTGCACTGAGCCTGTTCCACCGAACTGCACTGTGAGCAATACTGGTGAAGTCGAAGTGTTGTTGGCGTATAGCCACACTTCGTCAATAATTGTTGATGAAGTTCCTGTTGCGTGGATAGTTGTACCAGTTGAGGCAGTTTGGACAACTGTGATTGGCTGACCCTGTGATGAGCCTGAAAGAAGTGTTTTTGTAAAAGTTGCCATTGTTATCCCCTAACCGAAGACTTGTGTGGATAGAACTGTTTGATCTGAATCAGGGTCTCCTGCTGCAAGGCGAGCCTTGACTGAGGCAAATGAACCCTTTGGCAAAGTTCCCAATTCTGTCTCAATCGCTGTGACAGCATCGTTGATGTTGTCGTGTTGAGCTGCGTGAGGAACTGTGGCTGAATCAAGGGTATCCGTTGCCGTTGGATTCGTGAACGAATCAAGGCTCGATGGGTAATTGGTTGCCATTGCGACCCCTTAGATTAGGAAGCTGAGACTGAAAGTGATCCAGCAGCGATTGTCACAACACCAGCAGATGAGCCTGTTGTGATCGATGGTGAAAGTGCGCCACCGATGTAGTAAGTGCCTGAAGTTGAAGCAGACCACACGCCGAAGTAAGAAGCTGTGGTTGATGCTGGAAGGTTGATTGAAAGAGCGCCCGATTGAGTTACTGAACCCGATGAAGCCGCGTTCCAACTGACTGCCACGCGAGCATAAGTGCCGCCTGTGACCTCAGATGCGCCAGTTGTTCCTGGATCAGCAGTATGAAGCGAAACATAAGCCCATCCTGTTGTGGATAAGGCTTGATTGGCTTCTGTGGTCGAGATTCTTGCCATGTATTACTCCTTATGAAGTAGGGGATGAGGGTTGATTGCCAGGGGTACGACCAACCCTCATCCTTGACTTTGTTGAATTGCATGATTGCGCATCTGAATGTGATGCC